TGTCTGGCATCATCGAACGCCTCTCCCTCCAGGTATAACTCTTTGATATTGTCCACTTACTTGTCCTCCTTTTTGATGTGGTCTTGCCTTAAATATGCCATTATCACCTCCCGGCATCTGGGCCGGTCAGTGTCAACAGTTACTTCTCCATAGCAGTCTGCACACTCGGCTGCTGCGATGCACTCCACACAGTTCAGCTCCGTCAGAAGCTCCTCTGTGGCATCCTCCAGGCTTGTACCATCCGGCAACACCTTTTCCTGAATCAGCACTTCAAGATTGGATGGTGCTTTTCCCTGGCTACTCACCGTCACTCTCCATCAGGTACGTTGCTTCCACATCCGCTTCATGCACTGCCAGACACAGAGGATATTTCTTGATAGCCTCGCCCAGGGTTCCGTACAGCTCTTTCGGCTCCGAAAAGCCCATGTGCCAGCGGATAGCGTACCGCTCTACCGATTTCAGCTTGATATACTCTTCAATCATCATTACGGACTTTTCACCGTGACCGTATGGAACCTTATCGTTTACTGTGTAGAACGGAACCTGTACCCATCTTCCGGAATCATCCTTTTTGTTCCGCATTTCCACAGTGTAGTAATACGTTTTGCACAGGTCGTGGAGCAACGCCACCAAAATCAGGCTTTCATCGTCAATCTTCTGCATGGTGTCAGCCCAGATTACCTGCGCCTCTGCTTTCTTCCGCTGCAAGCAGTAATACACCTGGAGGGAATGATACAGAAGCCCTCCCTCACAGGAACTATGGAACCTCGTAGATGCAGGAGCCTTGTAGAAATCGCTCTTCCGGATAAATTCCAGTAGTCTATCCATGCCCTCCCGGTTCACACTTCCTAAAAGTTCCTCAAAGCTCTTAATATTGTCCGCAATCTGTTCTTTCGTGAATGCCATTACCTTGCCCTCCTCATTTTCTTATCAAGCATCCGCTCATATCTGGCGGTACCCTCCGGGTCTACCGCTTTTGCTTCTGCATACAGTTCAAACAGTCTGTTATTCAACAGTACCCGTTCTGCAGCATGATTGTAGTCTCTGACATCCAGACGAAAACGGATTGCTCGCATCTGCTCCTGGATTTTCTGAATTTTCAGCTCCACCGGAAGATTAACCGAAATCTGTTTATATGCGTCTGCAGGCTCATAAGAGTACCGTCTGGACTCACGGAGGAACAAATCCATATTCCGGAAAAGCCTCTCCAAGAAAACAACCTTGCGCTTATCCTGTTTCACTACTGATGTCGGAATCATAAATGCCCGTAACTCCTCATAGCTCATGGGTGCGCTTGGGTTCCTGTAGTTTGGAACCAGCACTGGTCTTTCCTCCTCTGTCACTGCCAGCTTCTCCTGTGGCTTCTGCCCTTTGCCAATGATGGACTTTACAATCTCCACCAGCTTATTCTTGCTTTCTTCGTTTTCATCCCTCATGCAGTACCTCCACTTCTCTAATCACAACCTCTACCCTTGGCTCATTGGAGTAGAATTTTCTCAACTGACAGTCAACAATCTGCGTATCATCCCGGTAGGCAACCATATTGAGGCTGTCGGCGATGATTTTCATAATATTGTCCATGTCTGGCTTCTTTGTAGGCCGTAGGAGCTTTTGAGCCATCTGCTCCTTAATCTTCTTCGACTTACTCTTTGGAATGCCGAAATAAGCCAATATCCGCATATCCAGCATGGCATCATCCGGGAACCGGAAGTCCTGGCACTGCTCATGGTAGATACCCTTTACCACATTCTCGTAAATAACGGTCTTTTTCGGAGTGATGTTATTTACCATAGTGTTACGGGTACGCCCTGTCTTTTTATCCGTAAAGCCTTTTGCAGAATACATGACTTTCGTTTGTGGTCTGCCTTTTCCTGTAGGCTCTCCCGGAACTACAAACCGGACTTCCATTTACTCCACGCTCTGGATAAAGGCTTCAAGCTCCTCTCTCTTAGCCTCTATCTCGTGGATAGCCACGTTCAGTCTCGCTATCTCTGCATTTACAACCTCAATAACCGCCTGTGGAACCACTTCTTTCTCCTGGGTGGATGTCTCCACCTGTTTTGCCTCCGGAGCCTCCTGAACCGCTTCCGGAACTGTTTTCGCTGCCTGTCTTGCCATTTTAGAACCACCTTTCTTATCCTGATTTTCTACAACAATTACCTTTTTCGTGAAATCTGGAATTAACTTAGGGTCAACTCCCTGTCTCCGCAATACCTCGCATATCGTCTCTTTGTCACAGGCGTTCAGCTCTGCCAGGATGCCTACCTGTTCTTTCTTGTTTGTAGCCCTCCGGAAAGACGATACAATTTCAGCCGGTGTCATTTGCATACTCTCTCAACTCCTCTACCTTGATGTATTTGCGTTGTTCGCATCCTCTTTAACCACCAGGAAGTAGTCCAGAGACTTTCCTGTCTCTGTGCGCCTCTCTTTTCCCTGGCTCACTGTGTAGCCATTCTTTACAAGGATTTGGGCGACTGCCAGCCTGTCCTCCTGGTTAAAGATTTTCAGTTTCATTACCGTTTCGCTCTCGTTTGCCATCTTATCCCTCCACAAATTTTTCCATTCTATCGAACCGATGCTCTGCCGATATTCTCCGGAAAGAATCTCCGGAAACTCTGACAGGGTAGCAAGTCTCCAAAATTCTGTCATAAATACGCTTGTAGCGGATGTCCTCCGCTTGCATCATGTCCTGCAAGTCCAGGTTCGTTGTCAGTATCATGGGTTTTGATACCCTGGAACGGCTGTCTACGATGTTATAGACCTTTTCCAGGGCGTAATCTGTGTTACGCTCGGTTCCCAGGTCGTCCAGAATCAACAGTTTTGCATTATTCAGCATGGATATGTACCCGGACTCGTCCTCTCCCTGGATGTTCTGCAGAATCTTCACAAAAGAGGTCATTACTACGGACACGTTCTTGTCTAAAAGCTCATTTGCGATGCAGGCTGCCGTGAAGCTCTTACCGGTTCCCACCGGACCATATAACAACAATCCCTGGTTCTCCTGGAACATACGCTCGAACTCTTCCGCATACTTTGTTGCTGTCCGGTACGCTCTTTCATTGCCCGGTGTGATGGTGTACCCGGAGAACCTTGCCCCCTGGTACTTGCCGTCCATCATGGAAGCATCACGCCTACGCTGGATGCGGTACATTTCCTGACGGTACTCCTCTGCTTTCTTCTCTTCCTCCAGCTTCTTACTGCCACATTTGCACAAACAGGCGAATACCTTTGTGTCTGTGTCTCCGTACAAGCCCGGAGGAACCTTTTTTACGGTCTGCTTTGGAGTATGACAAGACCCGCAGTAAATCAGCCCATCCTCGCCGATATAATCGCCCTCCTCCATCTTGAAATCAGGCTGCGGTATGCTATCCAGAATCTTTGCTACTGTCTCTCTGTTACTCATATATCCTCCCTACTGTCTGCGGAACGGGTTCGCACCTGTTTCCTCCGGCATCCGGACTGTCGGCTCTGTTGCCCTTGGTAAGAAATCACGGAACGGTGTCGAATCTCCCAGGAACGTTTTGGCGTGTTTGATGTACTGCTGTTCTGTTTTCTGGACTGCACACTGCCTTGCATACGCTTTGGCTGATTCCAGCAGTTCTTCCGGAGAAAAACCGTCTTTGATTCTGGCCTGGTACTTCTTATAAGCCATGCCTTTGTCCAACTTCCGGGGGTATGCCTCCCAGAACTCCTCAAAGGTTGCAGAATAGCTGTTCTTTTTCTTCTGGGCTGGAGGTTCTGCTGGTTGTGGCTCTTCTGTGCTTGCGTCCTGTGTAGTTCCGGCACTTTTAGCGTCACTATGCACATCACTGTATATGTCACTTTTTGCGTCACTTTCGATTTTTTTGCTCCGATACCTCCGCATGCGTTCGGCGTGTTTCTTTTTTTCCTCGGCGTGTCTGTTGTAGTAACAACGCCACTCGCTCCAGTCATGCAAATACAGCTTGCCATCCTCTTCATCTATCCAGCCGTACTCTACCAATAAGGCAACCACCGCATCTGCATCAATTCCAGGAGCCAGCCCCGGTCTCAATACATCTGCGATGTCCTCCCTCTCGGCACTGACAATCAGACCGTCTGCATCAGCGTTATCAATGCCCCACAACCAGAGACCTACCAGCATACCCATAGCTTCATTCTGTGAGCATCCTATTGCTTTATATAATTTGCGGAGCTTTCCTCCTACCATCTTCTGGTCAACGCTTATCCAAGCCATCTGACGCACCACCTTTGTTTAGATTCCGGCTGTTAAGTCCAATATGCCGATAGGACCGGTCAGCACTTTTGTTTCGGTACAATATTCGCATACATGACATTTTTCCGGCTTTACTTCACCGCCCTTTACTTTTTTGATTCTCTCGATGTTGTACTTTACCATGCTCATTGCATCCCGGAGGAAATTGTCCTGTACGTGAATAACCGCAATGTCTGTCGGGCTTTCTTTTGTAGCTGCCGAAATGTAGAACGGCAACCGCTTCCCGGTATTCTGGTAGACGATTTCCTGGTAAACAGCTCCCTGGATGTCATAGCCCCAATACCGGATGAAATCCAGATAGCCAACATCCCGAACCCATTTCAGCTTTTTGACAGACTCCACAATTTTCAAATCGTCAATGAGAACTCCGGGAATATAGCTGTCCATTTTGATTTTCCAAGGAATACCAAACAGCTCACCTGTCATAATGACCTGTTTCTCCCCAGACAGGCATTTCATAAAATAGGCATCGCTCTCAATTCTCTCAATAATCGCATCTGCCTTTTTATAATCAGACTTCAATTCGCCTTTCTGCGTGAAAATCTCCTTGTTTTCCAGTTTGAACTTGTTCAGAGTACCCTCGAAATAGGAATCCACATAACTGCCAACCAGCAATGCCGTGGACTTTTCCTCCTCGTACTCGCCTCTCAACTTTGCCATTGCCATGTACTCACATCCCAGCTTCCCATAGGTACCAGCAAAGTCTTTGTACTGTGATGCAGACATATACTCAAAGTTTGCCGCCTCTGAATAATAGTTTTCGGGTGTCAGCGTCAGCATTTTGCTTATACCTCCTCCCAGGAAGCACCGGTAAACTTGATGTAATCTTTGATTTTCGCAAGCTGCTGTTCACTGCCTACGATTCTCAATACGATTCCAGGCTTTTCCTGTACCATTTCCGGCTTATTTACCGGCTGTGGGATATTTTCATGCTCCGGTGCTGTATTATGTGGCGTATCAGCCTGTCTCAAATTCTGGGTAGGCTCTGTCTGTGGTACAGAAGCTTCCGGCTGTGCCTGTTGTTCTGCCAGCTTCGCTTCTCTTTCCCGTCTCTGACGCTCTTTTTCCAGGATGCGCTCTTTTTGGGCTTTCAGACTGTTCATTTTCTGAATAGCGTTCTGGAGGGATAAATCAGCATAGAAACTGTTGAGCATGTCCTCCTCAAACTCGCTGTTGAAACTCTTGATAGTCTCAATGGCTCCCTGGATTTCCGCAACCCCATTGTCGATGCCCTCTTTCCAGCTTTTCTGTGTGGCTGTGGCGTTTTCCCATCGGGAATCATAGATTTTGCTGTGCGCCGCATCCCAGATGCTTTCCGGAAGAACAGCGCATTTCTGCTTCCAGTAGGCATCTATCTTTGCTCTTACTGCCTCTTTGCGTCTGCTCTCGTAGTCCTGGACCTGGATGTTGATTGCCTCAATAGGCTTATTTACCAGGGCTACAAGCTCTTTCGCCTGCTTCTCAATGATGTTGTAAGGCTCCAGGCACTTCTCTTTTACCTCTTTGCGTCTGTCCTCAATGGCTTTTGCCAGGGCTCTAAGCTCCGCAACATCGGTCTTTGCCGTTTTTATGGTATCATCCGTATAAACCATACCCTGATAAATGGCTACGGAATCCTCCAGGCTCTTCTTGATTTCCTCATAATTCCAGGTTACCTTTCCAACTTCCTGGTTTACTACTACACTAATGTCATTCATGCTCTTATCCTCCTTTTATCTGAACGGCAGCTCTTCATCCGGAATATTGAAATCCGGGTCTACTGGAGGCTGACCGTACATTTGCTGTTCAAATTGCTGAAATTCTTCCCTGTTTGTGGTCTGCTTTACTGGTTCCGGCTCTTTTTGTGGTTGTTGTGCTGTAGCGAATACATCAACCGGTGTGCCTTTATCCGGGAGTGCTGCTCTGCTGTCTCCGGTAAGACTCATTCCAGAGTTGAACTCCGCATCACCGCCATCAAGATATGCCATCCTTGCTTCTGTAGTGTCAAAATCAAGGTCAATCAGCTTGCAAAGCCGTCTCAACACAGTTTTCTTGTACATTTCGCCAGGACTATCTTTCCATGCCTGACTGTTTTGGGCTTTTGAATAAGCTTTGCGAACATTCTCGATTTCCGCTTTACTCATGGTGTCATACATCATTGAACCATCTTTGTAGACCACGATTGCAAAAGCTCCTATCATGTCCGCATCGGAGAACGGAACCGGTTTATAAACCACGTTCTGGACTCCTCCGTCTACCTCTTCCATGAAGAAATCGCCCTCCCGGACAACCTTTGCGAAAATATCCTTGATAGGATTTTTGCTGTACCGTTTACTCAGCTTAATCTCGCCCTTGTAGTCCGTCTGGAACTTGACTTCTCCACCGTATGGGATGCAGTAGCACTCCCCATTGAAGAAATCCAGACCCAGGTACGCTCCCTTTGCTAAACAAATGGGAATCGTTGCCGGGTCGATTTTCTGTAGCTCTCCCTTTTTCTTGTTATCCCGGAGCATGTCCTGAATCACTGTGATACAGTTCAACACGAACCTGGTTTTGTTGAAGCCGTCCGGTAGGGCTTTCTGGTTGCTGTCAAGCTCTTCCATGAGACCTTTTTTGATACCCAGCAACCAATCTTTTTCAGTTAGATTTGCCATGTTACATAACCTCCTGTTGGAATTTATCAGCGGACATTGCCGCCATTGTTACTGCATTTATAGCTTTGCGTACTACCCATTCCTTGATAACATCCGGTAACAGGTAGGGCATATAGCTCTCGTCTTTTCCGGAAACTGCTGCTTTTCTTCTTGCGTAGGCAACAACCTCCTCGTACTGTGCATCATCCACTGCATAGCCCCGTTTTTCCATATCTGCTCTAATCTCTGGGTAATTCATCATCAGCGATACCCTCCCTAATCTCCAGGAAAAGCTCTCTTGATAGGAATAACAGTGGAATCACCAGCCATTCACCGCCAAACGCTATATATCCTCTTTCCTGATAAGCCGCTTCCACACATTTCGCTGTGAGTAGAAGCCCTACAGAAAGCAAAAACCAGTTACTTAATACAATCTTCATTGCCTTTTTCATTTGTATGCCCTCCTACTTGTAAAAACGATGCTCTCCGACCGCAAACAGAAACTCTAGGTTTCTTGCATGCCACCCGTCCGTTTTGGAACTTTCAAAATACAAAGCCCCGTTGCTTTCATCCCATCCGCTTTCCACCAGCTCCAGGGCTCTGTAACAATCCTCATTGGGAACTGTGGTGTAAAATCTTCCGTTTTCCTCCATCACAGCAAACTGGCCGTCCTGGAAAATGACCTCTCCGATGCTATCCGGGAAATCATCACTGTTTGTCCGGTTCAGAACCACCATCATTACCATGGCTTTGCCCTCTGTTGGCTCTCCCTCTGCCTCTGCCATCGCAATTTGTAGAAGCAGCTCTTCCTCTTCCTGGGAAAAGGTCAGGACTGTTACTTCTGGCTCTTCCGGAATCGCAATGGGTTGCTGTTCCTCGCAATCGCCATGTACCACATAAACGACCGGTTCCTGAACTTCTATGTGTTCCACGCTGATACTGGTATGAGCTTTCTTTTCCTCCTGGGCTGTCACTCCGTTTAATGTCGCTGCCAGGAACACCATGGAAAACTCCACCATTGCGATTTTCAACAGATTCTCACGACACATTTTTCACACCTGCTTTCAGCGGAGTAACAAATACACCCAGGTCAACTCCCGGAAACTCTTTTACAGCTTCCATAAGCTCCGCTTCTGTTTTGATACCCAGCTCTTTTTCCAGGGCTTCTTTCACTTTATCTATCAGTTCCATAGCTACCGCCTTTCTCTGTGCATTTCTCTGCCAGCATCCGCAACTCCGATATTGACTCTGAAATCTTATTCAGTCTTGCAAGAATGGTGTTCAGCTCTTTTACCTCTTCCGGGCTGATTTTCCCATCTTCCGCAATACTTAGCAGTTTCTTTTTCATAGCTGCAATTTCCCCATCGTCCAACCCGTTCAGGAGCCGTACCGTGATACTCTCCAGACTGTCAATCTCGGTTGCAATCGGAAGCATCCGACCGATTAAACAATCCCTCTTACAGTACAGGCTTTTCAGCTCTGGAGCATCGTAGAGGTCAGACATCATAACCACCATATCTACCGGGATAGCTTTTGTTATACCCAGCTCGTAATTCGCAAGCGTTGACGACGATATTCCCAGAAGTTCTGCAGCGCTTTCACGGCTGCATAGCCTGTCATTGTGAATCGAAGCCCTTTTTCTACAGGCGAAATATATATTTTCATTGCAATCCATACAGTTACTCTCCATGTTTTTTTAACCACCTCCGCCGTATAATAGATTTACAAGCTAACATCTGTATCCGGTATTTGCAGATAGTCGCTAATCTTCTTTACGGCAATCGGACTGTAAACCCGTCCGTTAAGAATTGAAGAAACATAAGACCGTGTCATACAGAGTGCCTCTGCAAGCTCGTTGATTTCCAGGTCTTTGTCAATCAATGCTTTCTTCGCTTCCTTACACCAGGGCGACAACTTCTTTGCCATAAAAGTACCTCCTCCTTTACATTTGTGTGGTTCTGATGTATTATGAAATGGAGTACGCTTTTGAGAACTTTTTACGTTCCTGTTTTCATCTTACATTTGTTACTTTAGCTCATTATAATGAGTTTGTCAATGTGCTAATTTCATTTTTATGAGTTATTTTACGGAGGTTTTATGTTCTACGATAATTTCAACAATATTTGTAAAGCCAAAGGAACCACTCTCACCGGTGTTCTGAAAGCCCTTGGAAAAAGCACCGGGAGCACCGGAACTTGGAGGGAGGGGAAATATCCCAAACTTGATACAGTGATGGAAATGGCAGAATACCTCGGCGTGAGCCTTGATGAACTTGTTTACGGAAATGCTCATTCTAATGAGTTGTCAGAATCAGACCAGGAATGGCTCGACATCGTAGCTCACATTCCAGAGGAGAAACAGCAAATGTGTAAAGACTTTTTGCGAACCCACATGGTAATTCCGGAAAAATACGAGGAGCGCAAAAGGGGATAATTTCCTACGACTATTTCAAGTGGCGAAAATGTAAAGACAGGGGGATGTTTTCAGAATGAACAGAATAGAAATTGCAGCAGACGATAACCAGGACACTTTCGCCCTCGAACTACAGAGACTTGTTCTCTGCTACCAGGAGGCAAGCCATGACGACCGTAACGTTGTCTGGGCTGTCCTGAATAAATACGCAAGCAAGATTGATAAATTAAAATAGCCCCATTTTGGGGCTTTTTCCATTTGGAGGTATCAATGAATCGAAAAACCAGAATAAAACCAGGAAAAGCCACTTCCGGGCTTTCCAAACGGCGCAAGGTTGCTATCTACATCCGTGTGTCTACCATGTACCAGGTGGACAAGGACTCACTGCCGATGCAGCGGAAAGATTTGATTGCATACGCCTCTCTCATTCTCGGCATAGAGGACTATGAGATATTCG